AGAATATAATTATTACCGCCATCTTAACTCTTTATACACTAACTTTGTGCAGGAGTACCTTGAGGTTGATCGACGTTTTGAACAAATTGCTGATTTCGACGGCTTCTTAAAGGTCTTTTCCAGATATTTATCAAGGACAGCGTACCATTTTCCCCTTACAAAGACTGGCTATGTGCTATCTCACCACTGCTCTCCTTATGTGAGTGGCCTGATGTTTTCAGTAACGGACGATAAGCACGGCGTAGCTTTTGACCGATTGAAAGAACAATTTATAAACGACCCGGATTTCGAAACGTTCTTGAAAGCTAGCCGAAGAGTCGGCCTTATGATGGACAGAAACGCCCCCTGGCGTTTCGTATTCAACATAGCGTCTGGTGGCGTTCGGGACAACTTTAGCTTAGGCAAAATGACGTTTGATGAAAATGGCATGTCAAACGGTATCACGGGGCAAACACAGCTGGCCGAAGACATCCCAACCGGCGGAGCGTTTTTCATGAGCAAGTATGGGATAAATTTTGATAATGTCTTCGACGCCTACTACACAAAAACACACCTGGTAGAAATTAAAAATTTACGTAATTACATGTTTATGTTTTACTCTGCTTTCTACGCTCAGTTTAGGAGCTTCACGAAGCTGGAGACATACCGGTGCCATCGCACTTTAGACTTTAACACCAAACTACGCGTAAAATATATTAATCGCGAACAAATCCCAGGTCTACAACCAAACTCAGCCGGCACAATGATCCAGGTGCCAGCCGACTTTGACAAAGTGTACCAGGACGATTTTTGGTTACGGTACATATTGAAGTTTAGGCTCTTGGAAACAAAACATGGCCACGACAACGAGCTATATCTGCGCCATGAACGCGACATGCTAAGTCATTACAGAGCTTTTGGAACCACAGCTGCTTTAAATTACATTAATGACTTGACAAAAGGCTTCTTCGAGACTAAATTTATATCGGAAGGAAAATACTGGTATGGACAAAGTAAGGGTAAGTTCGAGCTAAGAAAGAAGGAATCACGAGAGACCTCCTTACTAGCAGATGACCCCTACGAGTTCACCAGTGTGTTAAACAAAGCCGAATAGATAGTGATTTTTCAAACGTTAGACAATAAGAGAGAGTGCTACGCCATATATTGTGACGGCGAACTGTACCACTACCCGAATAACCTAGAGCTTTCTGAAACTTGGGACTGGTCTTGCCATGCACCTCCTGGTATCGACTGCGCACAAATCTGGGCCGGGGGAGTGTCTCTGGAAAAAGCATGTCCAGAAGAGCTACGACCTAAATTAGCGATCGCGCAGTCAAAAGGAAAAGCCTTTTTAAACGCATTTTGCAATGCTAAAATAAATTTAAAAGATGTCTGTTTTTATGATCTGGTACCAAAAAGCTTTTTATTTGATTACTGTACCGTAAAAAACGACATTTCAAAGTATGTTTTTGAAACGTATGCTAAACCAAAAAATTATGATTTTCTGGTTAAGCTCCACGAACTAATCAACTTTATTTCGCAAAGAGACTTACGAATCGCAGAGCGCCCGGCCCAGCCGTTTAATCATTTGGACATGAAGAGGTTTTTACAGATAAAAGGTCGCAAGAACATTATCTATAACCCGTATGGTAGCCGAACCGGCCGCTTAACAACTCGTCGAGAAAGTTTTCCGATTTTAACACTTCCAAAAAACTTTCGGCACCTCGTCCTACCGAACAACGACCTTTACATCGAGCTAGACTACAATTCTGCAGAGATGCGCACCGCGCTAGCCCTGTCAGGCCGGCCTCAACCCAACATCGATATTCACAGTTTTCTCAAGGACGAGATATACGAAGACAAGTACACCAGAGATGAAGTAAAACAAAAAGTCTTCGCTTGGCTCTATAACCCTAAAGCCCGAAACAAAAAACTGTCTGAGTACATCAAAAAAGAAAATATTTTAAAGCAACATTACAACTCTGGTATAGTTACCACACCATTTAATCGAGAGATCGCTGTTGAGGAAGACAAAGCTTTGAATTACCTTGTGCAAAGTACAACTAGTGACATGTTTTTGACTCAAGCTATAAAAATACACGACATTATCAAAAACAGCAACTCTGAAATTGCTTTCTGCGTGCACGATAGCTTGGTGATCGACATGTCGAAACAAGACCAAGGTCTGCTTCAAGAAATTATTTCCACCTTTGAGGACACAGACTTAGGTCGCTTCAAAGTTAACGTTTCCATGGGAAAAAGCTTCGGCGCCATGAGGAAGATACTATGAACGTAGTAGGGCTGGGATCCGCCGGCTGTCGCATCGCGCAGTGCCTGTCTAAATACGGCGTCTACAATATATATCAGGTAGACAATATCGACGATGGATACGAAAATTTTCTGCCGATGAAAGAACAAGAAAACCACGAAGACTATGAAAAAAATTACGAAAAGCTTAACCTCGATATCGAGGGCCCCGCGACTCTGATTTTATGTGGCGCAGGGAAGATCACCGGTGCCACCCTTCGGATCCTGCAGGAGTTGCGCAACTCTAAGGTAAAAATACTGTATATCAAGCCTAGAACATCAGATACCTCTGATATACAAAAAATACGGCACAAGCTTGTTAACCAAATACTGCAAGAGCTTACCAGGTCTGGTCTACTAGAAGAGTTTTTAATCGTTGACAACGAGCGTATAGAAAAGATCGCCAACCCAACAATTATTGACTACTGGAACCCGATCAACCAACTCATTGCTGACACGTTCCACATGGTGAATGTTTTTCGAAACACGGAACCCCTGCTCAAGAGTAACAACAAAGTACCAAACACTTCCAGGATAACTACCTTTTCTTTGGTTAACTTCGAAGAATCCTCTGAGGAGATGTTTTACGATTTGCAAACTCCTAGGGCTAAAAGTTATTATTTCGCCCTTAGCGAAAACTATATCAAAGAGAACAGAAATTTGCTGCCTGATGTACGGGAATTTATCTCATCTCGGCAGGAAGAGAACTGTGACTATGCCTACTCGATATTTCAGACAGCATATGACCAAAACTATGCTTATGGCTACCACTATGCAACGCTCATTCAGGAACAGGATAAAAATCTTTTTACTTCTGAAGAAGAGTGATTATTGTAATAGCATACAGATGATTGGAGTATTTACCAATCATACTTTACCTTTTAAAGGAGAAAATAATGGGTATTGACTTAACAAAGATGAAGGCAAAACGCGAAGCCTTAGAAAGTCGCGGTAATGGCAAGAGCGTCTTTTGGCGCCCTGAAGATGGCGAACAAACAATTCGTATTTTGCCACCGTCAGATGGTGATCCCTTCAAGGAGTATTGGTTCCACTACAATCTTGGCAAGAACCCAGGTTTTCTTAGTCCTAAGAAGAATTTTGGTGAGAGCGATCCTCTTGATGATTTCGTTCGCCAGCTTTATAAGGATGGCTCCGATGAGTCAATCAAGATGGCCAAGAACCTTTCTGCGCGCCAGCGCTTCTTCTCTGCCGTTATCGTACGGGGAGAAGAAGATAAAGGCCCACGATTGTGGGGCTTTGGAAAGATGGCCTACAAGGAACTATTGAACCTCGTCCTCAACCCGGACTATGGTGATATCACTGACGTGGCTGAGGGCACGGATCTTGTCATTAACTATGGCAAGCCACCGGGCGCTCAATTCCCACAGACGGCTATCACCCCGCGTCGTCGTCCCTCCGCTTTGTCTGCGTCTGAGGACGAGGTTCGTAGTTGGCTCGACGGAATCCCCGATTTCGACGAGACTTTTGAACGGAAGACAGCCGAGCAGGTTCAGGCAATGCTGGACGAGTTTTTGCTCGATTCCAGCGACGCCGAAGAGACGTCGACTGAAACGACTCACTACAATTCAAGTAGCGAGAATTCGGTCGACCGCGCTTTTGAAGAGCTGCTCGGATCTTAGTTCAAACCGCAGGGAGGCACGGGTTTACAGGTGCCTCATTTTCTAAAAAACAAAAAGGAGGAAAATATGAAGTATTTAATGACGACGCTCATGTGTCTGTTCGTACTTATGATCGCCGCGTGTAGCGACGATACTGAGTGCGCATCTTCAGCAGCTGACGCAGTGGCCGATTCACAAGAAGTTTCTAGTGATGTCACCGCACCCGGCGACACTGTTGATGAAGCTAGTGATACCGTAGCTGATGTTGCTATGAGTGACACTACGGAAGAGTAGTATATACCGCAGGGAGGCACGGGTTTACAGGTGCCTCAATTTTTAATGGAGTTTCCAAAATTAGAAACAAGAGGTAGACATGACTAAGGCGAAAAAACTTGGTAAGCTAAACATCTCTGAAATGCGCAGCCTTATTAACAAAAAAGCTGGCATGGAGGTTGCTCACAACTTAACGCAAGACAACCCGACGGCAGTTAAAGACTGGATCCCAACTGGATCCAGGTGGCTGGACAGCATCGTTGCCCGAGGCAAGCTAGCAGGAATACCAGTCGGAAAAGTTATTGAGATTGCCGGTCTCGAAGGGTCTGGCAAATCTTATATGGCCGCGCAAATTGCGGCCAACGCTCAAAAAATGGGTATTGATGTTATCTACTTCGACTCAGAGTCAGCTATCGACCCCTCTTTCCTAGAAAATACCGGCTGCGACATTAACAATCTGCTTTATGTGCAAGCACAAAGCGTCGAGTTCGTTTTAGAAACAATAGAAGAACTACTGGGGTCTAACGAAAACCGCATGTTGTTTGTGTGGGATAGCCTAGCTCTTACTCCAGCTATCAGTGACGTCGAAGGAGATTTCAATCCTCAGTCATCGATGGCGGTCAAAGCTAGAATTCTAGCTAAAGGCATGTCAAAGCTTACAGTGCCGATCGCCAACTCCCAATCAACGTTTTTGGTTCTAAACCAACTAAAAACTAATATTCCGCAGGGCCCCGCAGGCCGAATTGCTGCGATGATCAACCCCTATACTACTCCTGGCGGCAAAGCGATGCACTATGCCTATTCTTTGCGTATTTGGCTGACAGGACGCAAGTCAAAAGCATCTTTTATCACAGACGAGAAAGGCTTCCGAGTTGGGTCCGAAGTCAAGGCGAAGCTCAAGAAGAGTCGCTTTGGCACAGAGGGCAGGGAATGCACTTTCAAAATTATCTGGGGTGGCCACATCGGGATCCAAGATCAAGAGTCCTGGTTAGAAGCGATTAAGGGCTCGGACAACGTCCTCCAGCGCGGAGCTTGGTATGAGCTAGTATATGAAGACGCAACAACCGAAAAGTTTCAAGCGTCCAAATGGTCCGAGAAGCTTCTAGATGAGAAATTTAAGAATAGAGTATTGGCGGTCATGGACCAAGAAGTGATTATGAGGTTCGACAAGAAAGAAGGCACCGCAGAGGACTTCTACAATATCGACCCAGAAGGCTGATTACGACGGATCCCTTGTTGCTATATTATAGGTGAGGGAAGCCATGTCTAACAAAGCCATATATAAGAATCACACGAACATCACCGGAGAAACCATCGATGTTTCGAGAAGACAAAAAAGATATTTTGAACTAGCAAAAAATATTGCTTATAATAGCTCGTATAACAGGCTTCGCCATGGCGCAGTACTGGTTAAGGGCGGATCCGTGATTAACGCTTCTTGTAACAAAGATAACTTTTCTTCTTTTGGTACCAGGTTTCGAGGTCCAGATATGGGCCATGGTACACACCATGCTGAACTTGGTTCTATAGTGGGGATCGCCCGCAGTGTAACCTCTGGTTCGGATGTTTATGTTTGCAGGGTAAACAAGCAGGAGCAATTTCGCTCAAGCAAACCATGTAAAATGTGTCATGATGTATTGAAGCATGTTGGTGTCAAAAGGGTTTATTATACGACCGATAATGGAAATGTAAAAATGTATAAGCTTTGAACTAGTTATTGTATCCTGGAGGTTTGACTGTTATGAGTGATGTGAAGACCGTTGTTAAAGAATATTTACAAGATACGATGTATGAGTGCGATGTACTCATGCGCTCCGATCGAACAAAGCGTCACACTGTCATAACAGACAACCTAAGAGGAGTCTGCGGCATTACCGTGGTGACAGTCAAAGAGGCGGCTAAAAAAGTCTCGAAGACAGTCGAGGTAACACCGCTAAAAGTTAAGTTCTTCTTGACGAACACAAGCCTCCGCCAACACATGGCAAAGATGCAGATGGAAGCTAGAAAGATTGATGGCATATTTTCCTTTATCGCAACTTCAGTAAACAAAGTCAGAAACAGAATATACCGTTAATAGAGGTGCGCGTGAACAAAGGCAGAATGTTGATCATCGATCAACTTAATTTATTTTTTAGAAACTATATTGTCAACCCTAGCTTATCTATACAGGGCCAACCGATCGGTGGGCTAAGAGGGTGTATACAAAGCTTGCAAAAGCTGGTTAGAGAAACAAAGCCCGACATGATTATCATTTGC